GGTTCCGACCGCGACTTTTTTGTGCGAATTAACCCAGCAAGCATTATGTTAATAATTGTGGCTTAATAAAATATAAAAAAGTGTTTACTTGAACAAAAAACAATTTAGAAACAAGAAATGAAACAACCAATAAAAACATTAAATAAATTACAAGCAACAAACGCAATCGAAGCTCTTGCAAACTTCGCAGAGTGTGACCCAAGTGATTTAGAAAAAGAAAGTCACGATCATTATGGCCTAGAAATTTTTTCTATTGGCCGCCAAGAATATGCAGTTGGTACAGATAGCGAAGCAGATAAAGCTTGTAGGCAATATATTAAAGATTCGGCTTGGGCTTTTCGTTCTAGCTTTATATGTGACTATTGCAATTTGCCTCAAGAAATTGCAGAAGCACTAGAAACCATGCAGTCGAAGAAGTGCGAGGGTGCAAATGATGCAATCCTTGCCTTAATAGAAAAGACAGATGGAGGTCTAGATGGATTCGTAGAGGAAGCAATCTCTGCGGATGGCCGAGGCCATTTCCTATCGTCTTATGATGGCGAAGAGAATGAGGAAAGTGGCTTTTACATTTATAGGATAAGCTAATGTTATTACAAGAATTACCATCAAAGAGACTAGAAAAAGTATTTTATAAAATACAGGTTTGTAAATTTATGTGCTGGAAAGAATTGCCTAAAATTTACAAAAACCTAGAATTTGCAAGACATTCTGCATATAAATTCCCACAATGCAGAATCGTTAAAAGAACTAATAATGGATGGGAAACAGTGGAGACATTAGGAATATGAAATATCCGTGTTTGCTAGTAAAGAAGATAAGCGAAATAACTCCGGCAAAATATAACCCAAGAAGGGTTTCTGATGAGGCGATGGGACGATTGACCAAGAGCCTAGCAGAGTTTGGAAACATCCAACCAATTACTTGGAATGCCCGCACCGGTAATGTGGTTGGAGGTCATCAAAGGCTAAAAGTATATCAAGCAATGGGCAAAACAGAAGTCGATGTATGGGCAATCGATTTAGATGAGAAAAAAGAAAAAGCCGCCAATATCGCCCTAAATAAGCTATCTGGTGAATTTGATATGACTCTGTTAAAAGACTTAATCGAAGAAATAGATACTGGTGATATTGACCTAGATATTACTGGATTCAGCTTAAGCGAAATAGAACAGATTATGGTTGCTTTTCAAGACCAAGTAAATATAGATGAAGAGTGGAAAGAGATGCCAGAATTTAAGCAAGAAGATCAAAATGCATTTAAGGAGATAAAAGTAAAGTTTCTAAACGAAGAAGATTATAAAAACTTTGCAAGCCTTATCGATCAGAAATTAAATTTAGAGACAATATCAATATGGCATCCTAAAAGAGACCAAGATCAAATGAACAGAAATTTTGTTTATGACGGAAAAGAATGACGCACAATTCCCAATTTATATTATCTCTAAAGGAAGATGGGAAACCCGCCTTACATCAAAAGCACTTGAGGAGATCAATGTAAATTACAGAATTGTTATTGAGCCACAAGAATATGATTCATATGCATCAGTAATAAATCCCAAAAAAATTCTTGTTCTTCCATTCAGCAATTTAGGGCAAGGATCAATACCAGCAAGGAATTGGGTTTGGGAACACTCGATTAAAGAAGGCCATAATTGGCATTGGATATTAGATGATAATATTGCTTGGTTTGCCAGAATACACCTAAACAAAAAAACAAAACTATTAAATGGTGTATGTTTTAGGGCAACGGAAGATTTTGTTTTAAGATATAAGAATGTTGCATTAGGTGGATTACAATATGAAATGTTTGTACCAGCCAGTCAAAAAGCAAGGCCATTTCAATTAAACACAAGAATATACTCGTGTATTTTAATAAGAAATGATATTCCATTTAGATGGAGAGGAAAATATAATGAAGATACAGATTTATCATTGAGGGTATTAAAAGCAAAGTGGTGTACTATATTGATTCAAGCATTTGTGTGTAAGAAAACAACCACGATGACAATGAAGGGCGGCAATACTGATATACTATATAGAAAAGAAGGCGGGTTTGACGGAAGGCTAGAAATGGCTAAATCCCTACAAAGGCAACATCCAGATGTTACAACTATTAAATGGAAATGGGGAAGATGGCAACATGTTGTAGATTATAAGCCCTTTAAAAATAATAAACTAATTAAAAAGCCCGATCTTAAATTACAAGATAAATACAATAATTATGGCCTTACCCTTGTCAGAAAATAATCAATATGCTTACACAGAAAGAGATTGCCGAAAAATGGGGGATAAGTCGTGCAAGAGTATGCACTATGGTAAAAAATGGTATGCCAATTACAAGCATATCAGAGGCAGAGAATTGGAAGCTGATAAACCAAAAAAGACCTGGGAGGGGAAAAGCAATCTTGTCACAATCAATAAGCTCCTCCGAGACATCGGCAACCTTGGATGCAGAATCACAAAGGTCGGAGACTTCGCTTGGCAGATTGATTCGAGGCAAGAAGGCAGAATTGGTTGCTTACTCATTGGTGGTTCAATCTGCAAAAGAAAGAAACCCAGTCGCTATGAGGGCGGCGGTTCAAGGATGGGGCGAAGCAAAAAAGCGAGTCGCAGAAGCCGAAATGGAACACGCTCGATTCGAGGAAATAACCAGAGTGCTAGTCAGAATGGACGAGGTGCGAGAAGTGTTCGGCAAGTGGTTGGGAGCAATTAGAAACCTAATGGACGCTATGCCTTCGAGCTTGGCCGCAAGAGCAAACCCTAGCGACCCAGAGTGTGCTAAAAGGGCTATCCAAGAGGGCATCGATCAAATCTTTGTGACCATTCAGAAAGCAGAAGGAGCATTCAAATGAACGAGTGCTTTATTGTTTTGCTAGTAGCAATCGCAATCCTTGGCGTAGTGCTTCCATTCTTTGACCGATGAGAACTTTATCCGAAAAAAAATCTAGGAAAAGATACAAGAATAGGAAACGAAGAGATAATTATGTTTGGGTATGGGAATATAAAGCAAATACTCCGTGCAAGGATTGTGGTTGTAAGTATCATCCGGTTATGATGGAGTTTGATCATAGATCACCAACAGAAAAAACAGGGCTAGTTTCGGGTCTAATGAGTTCATCTTGTAATAGAATAATGAAAGAAATTGAAAAATGTGATTTGGTCTGTTCGAACTGCCATCAATACAGAACATATACACGAGGTCAGCATAGGCTGGCTAGGCTTGGCAGGAGATGGGGCGAGAAAGAATATCCAGACTCAAGCCATCAGCAACTCGATCTAATTTTCGTGAATGCCACATAATGAAACGCTCTCCCCTCAAACGCAAAACCCCTCTCAAGCGAGGCGGTAAACTACGCCGAGTATCTGCAAAGAGAAAAGGCCAGAACGAAGTCTATAAGGATGTTCGAGAGAAGTTCCTAACAAACAATCCAGTCTGCCAAGTTTGCAAGTGCAAGATGGCAAGCCAAGTTCACCATAGGCGAGGAAGGTTTGGAGATAGGCTAAACGAGGTAGAGTTTTTCTTGGCGGCTTGCTTCGAGTGCCACCATCAAATCCATATGAACCCCGCTTGGGCATACGCAAAAGATTATTTGGTCAAGAGATGAACCAGATTGATGAGGCCAAGAACTTCGCTCGCCTTTTGTTTGAGCCAAGGGAACAACTCTCAATCCCAGAATGGGCAGAGAAAAACCTAACTCTCTCGGCTAGGGTAACGAACATACCCGGAGCTTATTCGACAACCCTTACGCCCTATGTCCGAGAACCCCTAGAGGCTTTTGGTGATGATTCAATTCGTAGGGTGGTGTTGGTATGGGGAGCACAGACAAGCAAGACCACAACGATTCTAGCTGGCCTAGCGTATCGAATAGCAGAACGACCTTGCCCCGCATTATGGGTGATGCCTAGCGAGCATCTTGCTAGGTCTTTCACAGAAACTAGGTGGTTGCCAATGATTGACGATTGCCCAGCCCTAGCCAAAGAAAAGCCCGACAATACAGATAAAATAAAGATACTCGAACAACACTTTAAGCGATGCTCGGTGTGGTGGGCTGGCACTAGCCCCTCTGCTCTTTCTAGTCGCTCGATTGCTTTGCTTTGTATGGATGAGGTGGACAAGTTCCCAGAGCAAGCGGGGTCGGGGCGAGAAGCGAACCCAGTTCAATTAGCAGAGGCACGAGTCAGTACCTACCCAAACCATCTCATCATAGCAACCAGCACCCCCACAACTGCCGACTCGATTATTTGGAGTGAATGGCAGAAGGGCGATATGCGTTTCTATTTCGTCCCTTGTCCTCATTGTGGGCATAAGCAGAAGCTAGTATGGGGGCAAGTGAAGTGGGACGAGTCGGCAAAGATTGAGGATGGAGTTTATGACTTTAAGCTGGTTAAATCCTCGACCTACTACGAGTGCGAGGGATGCAAGGAAAAAATTACAGACGGACAAAAAACCAAGATGCTTCGAGAGGGCGAATGGAGGGCAACCAACCTAAAAGGCGAACCAGCCAGACGCTCCTATCATCTCAACGGCCTATATGCCCCTTGGGTATCCTTCGGAAGTTTGGCGGTGAAGTTCTTGCAAGATAAGCACAATGGAATCATTGGCCTACAAGACTTCGTGAACCGAGTTCTAGCAGAGCCTTGGATGGAACACGAAAGCGAGAAGATGGAGATTGTGGCTGGCGATTACAAGATGGGCGAGGTTCGGGTGAATGAGAAATTGATTATGTCTTGCGATATTCAAGAGGCGGGTGGCTTTCACGCTTGGTGCGTTGTTCGGGCTTGGGACATTGAGGGAAGGTCAAGGCTAGTGTGGGCTGGGCGGCTAGAGACTTGGGGAGACATCCAAGCCAAGGCCGAGGAGTTTGGGGTGGAATCGAAGTGCGTTTTCTGCGATTCGGGCGATCAAACTAGAGATGTTTATTATAATTGTTGTAAGAATGGATGGATGGCATTGGTTGGTTCAGACCGCACTAGCTTCTCTGAAATTGTGGGGGAGCAAAAACTACAACGCCCCTACGCTCGAATTGCGAATGGAGACCCCTTCAGCGGTAAGGCAGTTCAATCGAGGGCGGGGTGGAAGTGGAAGTTCTGCCCAGTTTGGCGGTGGTCGAACCCATCCATTAAAGACATCCTCTCCAACCTAATCAAAGAACCCGGCTACATAGCCTTGGATACTCCCGATGTTTGGCGAGTGCATATCGAAGCAGAGGTGAAGGTGAGGGTGAAAAATCCTATGACTGGAAGGGAAAGGCTTGTGTGGAAGCAAGTCGGGAAACATAATCACTTAATGGATTGCGAGTGTATGAACATCGTGGGTGCGGCCTTGTATGGGCGGTTGAAAGTCTCCCCCGCAAGTTTGACAGAAAGTGAGTTTGATAATGGCGAAGGGTGATTTCATTGGGCTACCCCTTGCTACCCTAACTTCTCTTCGTGATAAGTATGTTACTTGTTTAGAGGCGATAGCGGTGGCGGGTTCAAGCTATTCGATAGCTGGTCGTTCGTTTTCAAGAGCGAATCTCGGTGAGGTAAGAGATACGATTGCGGAGCTTACTCTCGCAATTCAACAAGCGACTGGCACTAGGGTTCGCACAACCTACGCAAACTTCGGCTCGTGAAAAAAGCCTCTCTCAATCTGATCGACAAGGCGATTGCCTTTGTAAATCCCCAAGGGGCAGTTGATAGGCTTGTTGCTCGTCAAAAGATTAAGAACTTCGAGTATGATGCCGTAAAGTATTCAAGGCAACGCAAAGGGCCGAGTTCGCTTTCTGGTGCGGAAGATTATCGCTCCAACTATGACCGAGTGGAGTTGATGAAAAGGGCGAGGGACTTGGCAGAGAATGTCGGCCTTGTTCGCTCCATCCTAATGAAGTTCGCCAGTCATACTGCCGCAAACATTTCCTACCAAGCAAGAACCGAGAACCCCGAAGTCAATACAGATGTCGAGATGTATTGGGCAGAGTGGTTCGATAAATGCGACATCTCCACAAGGCATACTGGTTCAACACTTATGCAAGTGGCGATGATGTCGATGTTGCGAGATGGTGATTTTCTTTTCGTTCTAGTGCGAGATAAGGATGGAAATCTAAAAATACAAGGCATTGAGGGTGATAGACTTGGAGACCCCTTTAAGGTCTATACTAGCTCCGAGTTAATTGGTGGAATCCATATCGATCAAAAGACTGGCTCGCCCACGGCTTATGATGTTTATAGCCGAACGATTGGCGATATGTATTCATTCCAAGCAACGATTCCCTCAAGCCAAGCCTTTCACCTATTCGACCCACTCCGCATTGACCAATACCGAGGAATCTCTGCTTTTCATACTGCCATCAATGATGCAACGGATATTTATGAGATAGTTAATTTTGAGAAGATGTCGGCCAAGGTTGCTTCTAGCCAAAGTGCAATTATAAAGAGGAATAACAACAATGCCTCCGATCTCTCCTCACTCACAAACGACCAAGACATTAACGGAAGTCCAATCAAACTAGAGGCGATTGAGTCTGGCAAAATCTCCTACCTAGAACCGGGTGAGGATATCGTGTTTCCAGATGGGCCGAGCCGTCCCTCTGGTGCGTTCGCAGAGTTCCACAAGATTCTACTCCGCAACATTTGCTTGGGCGTGGGCATCCCTTACAGCTTCGCCGTTGACCCTTCCGCTATGAGTGGCCCGACTGCTCGCCTTGAGATGCAACAAGCAGGGCGAACCTTCCGCAGATACCAGAAGCTACTAGATGATAAGGTTCTTCGCCCAATTAAGAACATCGTAATTGCCGATGGAGTCGCAAGGGGATTGATTGAGAAGAATGTTGGAAGCAGAACTACCAGAGGCATTTTCAATTTCGGGGCGAATGTATCTATTGATTTGGGCAGAGAATCCGCTTCCGCAATCTCCGAGTTCAAGACTGGACTCCGCACCGCCGCCGACATCTACGCCGAGCGAGGCCAAGATTTTGAAAGTGCTATGCGACAAAGGGCTATTGAGGCCAAGCTAGTTAAGGATTTGGCTGGGGAATACGAAGTTTCAGCCGACACGATTTCCGACATCGCCGCAGAGGGATTGACCAGAGACTCACAAAAAGCACAAGCAACTCCAACCGAAGGCGAGCAGACACCCGCTGGACAACCTTCGGACGAGGATATGCTTGGTGGTGCTTCACTCAATGGAGCGCAAGTCGCTTCGCTCATCAATGTTATCAATGCCGTGGCTATGGGTGCAGTTTCCAAGGAGGGTGCAGTATCTATCATCACCGCCGCCTTCCCGACCATCAGCCCAGACCAAGCAAGGGCAATCGTGGCGGGAGTCAACATTGGGACAACCATCCCCACGACCAAAGAAGAAAAACAGCAGATTGCAAAAGACCAAGAGGGCGATTCTTCGGGAGGCTCAACACCCCCAGCCCCAGAACCCACCACGCCCCCGACCGCCCCCACGGCAACCGCACAAAAAAAAAGTAATTTAGAGATTTTGGAAAGCCTCGACCCCGCATCTATTAAGATGTTGATTGAGGGGATGATGGGTGGGATTGAGTTGGCAAAATACGATGGGATTGATTTTACTCCCCCAGAAGGAGCTAGGGATGCCGCTAAAAGAGCCTTGGATGTGCGGGAAGGCAAACCATCCAGCCAACGAGGAATGACCCCAGTAGGCATCGCTAGGGCTAGGGATTTACAAAATGGGGTTAAGATGTCCCCCGACACTATCCGAAGAATGAAAGCCTTTTTCGATAGGCACGAAGTCGATAAGAAGGGTGCAACTTGGGACGAGCAGGGCAAGGGCTGGCAAGCGTGGCACGGATGGGGAGGCGATGCTGGCTATGCTTGGGCAAGGAAAGTGGTTGGGCAGATGGAGGCAAGGGACAAGAAAGAACTAGCAGAACCAGCCTCTTGCCCAATCGCAACCCAAGACATCAAAACCAATCTAGCCAATAGACAGACAGCGGTGGACGATGCGAACTACGGCCCAGCCAATCCCAACGAACCCAACGAGGACTACTGGAAAGCCAAGGCAGACGAGTTCCAAGGCGATGTAGCAACGGCAAAGAAGATGCTTTGTGGTAATTGTGCGGCCTTCGACCAGAGAAGCAAAGTTCTAGGGTGCATTAAGAAGGGGATTGGCGAGGACGCAAACGAAGTGGCTATTGGTGGCGATCTTGGTTACTGCGAGATATTTGATTTTAAGTGTGCGGCAAAAAGAACTTGCGACGCTTGGATTGTGGGCGGGCCGATTACAGACAAGAAGGAAGAACTAGCCCGACCAGTCTCCCAAACCCCAGCCCCTCCCAAGGAGCGAATCAAGGGCTCAAAGGAGAACCCCGAAGGCACGGCATCGACCCGAAGCAAAGCTGGTGACATAGAGATTTCAGCCGAGAACGAGGAGGCATTGAAGAACAAGATTGCCGAGTTCAAGGACAAGCACCCAGCAAGGAAAGCCCCTACCCTTGGAGCATTGAAGAAAGTGTTTCGCAGGGGGGCGGGTGCGTTCTCGACTAGCTTTAGGCCAACGATTACCGATGGAAAGCCCAACTCACGCAACGCTTGGGCGATGGCAAGGGTGAACAAGTTTCTAAAGATGGCTGGTGGGGGCGAGGTCAAAGACTCCTACCGCAAGGCAGACGGCGATCTCCTTTGACATAATCTAGGCATTTATGCCTTTACCCCTACCTTCCGCAGACGAATCCGAGCAAGACTTTGTATCCCGCTTTATGGGCGACGAAGAAGCAATATCCAAGTTTCCAGACGAAACACAAAGGGCGGCGGTTGCCTATTCTACTTATAGGGACGAGGAGATGGAGGAAATGGAGCTAGGCGGTGTAAGCATTTTGGAGGTGGGAGAGGCTAAAGGACACGACCTTTTCGTGGATAAGACCAGCCTAGAGACTGCCCTCAAACTTATGGGCAAGGCAAAGAATGGCGTGAAGGTTAAGATGAACCACGGAAGCGGATTGGACGCTGTCGTTGGGTTTGCTAGGAATCCCCGCATTGATGGGGATAAGCTAGTTGCTGACCTTCGCCTTCTACGCAACTCGCCCCACTACGGCCTAATCAAAGAGATGGCATCGGAAGCCCCCGACCAGTTTGGGGTTTCATTGGCCTTTGTGAACGAGTCCGAGACGATCAACGGCAAGGATTACATTCGCCCCCAGAGCATCGCCTCTGCTGATTTAGTTTCCAGCCCAGCCGCCACGAATGGATTATTCGAGGAGATGGTGAAGTTTATGGAAAAACTCGGTTATGTGCAGGGAGGCAAGACAATCCCAGCAGTAGCCAAAGAAGCCGTGGAGGAAGCTCCACTTGACAAAAAGGACAAAACAAATATGGAAAACAATTATATGAAAGACATTGAGGACATCAAAGTTCGCTTGGCGGCTATTGAGGACTCAATGAAACCCAAAGATGAAATGAAGAAAGAGGAGATGGCCTCCGAGAAGCCCTCCGAGACTCCTACTCCCGAAATCTCCGTAGAGGTTGAACCCTCCGAAGATAAAAAGGAAGAGATGAGCGAAGTCGTTAAGAAAGTTCTCACCGAGTTTGGCATTAAGCCCATTCCAGCTTCACCTTCAATCGAAGTTCCTTCCGAGAAAAAGGAAGAACCCAAAACTTTTGAAGCACTCGTAGCCGCCCATAGCGACTACGGAACAAGCAAGCTCAAGGCGATGAAAGCCGTGATGCTGTCCAACCCCAAAGAATACTCCGAGGCTCTGTCTCGTGGTATCACCAAACTCTAAACAAAGGATAATACTAAAATGGCAACACATATTGACGGAAGTGCAGTTCGCACTTTTAACTTCGCTTCGGCGATTTCGGCTTACCGATTCGTTCAAATCGGCACAGATGGATTGGCAGTAGCGGCAGTCTCCGGCACGGCTCGTGCAGTTGGCTCTACTATCGCTGATGTAGCGGCTGGTGACAACGGAGCGGTTAAGCTGTTCTACCCAACCTTTTTTGCAACTTGTGATACGGCGATTGCGGCTGGCGGCCTTGTGGCTACCAGCACGGCTGGCCTCGTGACAACTGCGGCGGCCAATGTTGGCATCGTCGGAGTTGCTCTCGAAGGTGGTGCGGCTGATGCTGTCATCGAAGTCGCAGTTCCCTTAACCCAGTAATTTAACCAACCAAGAAAGAATATAAAAAATGAGTTACATTAGCGGCGGTTCAAGCATTCGGGCTGATATCAACCAAGCCCTCATTGAAGCCCCTCAAGCAGATGTCGGTTTGATCGGGGCACAACTCCTTCCCTTGCAGAATGTTGATGCGAAGGCTGGAACATACCTCAAAGTCCAACTCGGCGGTGCAGAGTTGCTCACCAACAATGCAACGGCTCGTGATGCTGGTTCTTCATACAGCCGAGGAATTCGCTCCTTTAGCTCTGCGAACTACTCGACCGATGAGTACGGCCTCGAGGAGTTGCTGGACGATTCAGCCGTGAAGGACTTAAATCGTTTCTTCTCCTACGAGAGCGAAACTGCCAAGTTCTTGCTCCGTCAGTTGAAGCTCTCCCACGAGAAGCGAGTTTCCGATCTTCTCTGGAATGCAACGACTCCATTCACCATCGCTGACCAGACTCGTGCAGTTGCCTACACCCAAGCGAATATCGCCACGATTGATGTGGCTCGTGATGTGGCGGCGGCTAAATTGGCTATTCAGCAGTATGGTTATGAGCCGAATTGCGTTGCGATGTCTGCCAATGTGTTTGAGTTGATTCGTCGCTCTACCCTCCTACAGAATCAGTTTTTCGGAGTTATCTCCAATACTGGTGCAAGGTTGTTGAGCGAAGCTGAAATTGCGGCGGCTCTTGGAGTCCAGAGCTTGCTCGTAGGCCGTGCGGCGATCAATACCGCTGGCAAGAACAAAGCCTACTCTGGTTCGTTTGTTGTTCCAGACACCAAGATTGTTGTGGGTCAGATTGCTGGTGGTGAGTTCACCGCTGGTGGTATCGGACGCACCTTGGTCTGGTCTGGTGACTCGGCTGGTGGTTTCGTTAGCGAAAGCTATCGTGACGAAGCTCGCCGTAGCCAAGTGTTGCGTGTGCGTATGAACACCGATGAGGTCGTGATTGACCCCAATGCGGCGGTTCGTATCACCACCAACTTCGCCTAAAGATTGCTGTTGGTTGTTTCCTCTGAAGAAGGGGGAGTGGGTGAATAACCTGCTCCCCCTTTTTCTTTTAATTGACATCCCCTAATAACTAGAAATCCTAGTCTAAATGAAATATCCTATTTCCCTTTACCTAATCGCTGGAAATGAAGAAGCCCACATTAAGCGAGTCATTGAGTCTTTTAAGCCCATCGCAGAAGAAATTATTGTTTGTATGGCTAGGGGGTCAGTTACGCCAGACAAGACAGAAGAGATCGCCCTTTCGCTTGGGGCTAAAGTCATTCATTATAAAAACAAGAAAACTGATTGGCCTCACATAGACGATTTTGCTTCCGCTAGAAACACAGCCCTCGATGCTTGCAAAAACGAGTGGTCTATTTGGGTAGATGCCGATGACATAATGGCAGAGGATGGGGAGAAGGTTTTAGAGGAAGGGCTAGAACAAGCGGAAAAAGTTGGGGCTGAAATTGTTTGCTTTAGATATCTAGTCGAGAACGCCGGGTTAAATCCTATTCGTGAGATGGCCTTGAAGAAGGGATGCGGTCGGTGGAAGAATCGAGTTCACGAAGCTCTTGAGCCAAACGATAGGAACAAATTATTAGCCATTGATAAAGTGTTTCGGATTCATCGCCCGATTACTAGCAAGGCAGATTCGGCAGATAGAAACCATCGCATCCTAGCAGATGAATTAACTTCCACCCCATTTCATCTTTATTACCAGCACCAAGAGTTTTTCTTGCGGGGGCAAATTGATAAGGCGATTGAAGTCGGGGAAAGGGCATTGGCATTCCCAGACCTAGACGAAACATTAAAATATGAGCTTCTATGCAACCTTGGCAGATGCTCACCCAATGAGAAGCGATTCAGGTATTTGGGAGAAGCGATTGCGGTCAATCCTATTCGCAGAGAAGCCTATTTTTATTTGATGGCTGAATATTCTGCAAGGGGCGATTGGCCGAAGGCTTGGCACTCTGGAAGGGCTTGTATGGCGATGCCAAGGCCGAATCTTCACTACTGGAATCAAGTTCACGCTGTCTATGATTGGCAAGCCCTCGATGGATACCGAATGGCCTCTATCTGCTACGGCCAAAAAGAGGAAGTAGCCAAGCTGATGAATATGTATCCCAAGCCGAAGATAAGCATTGTCCACGCTACAAGGGGTAGGCCGCAGATTGCCTTTCAGCGGAAGATGCAGTGGCTTGCCTTGGCGAAAGAACCCCTAGCAGTTGAGTGGTTGTTTATGGTCGATGAGGATGAGAAGGTAGATTACACCCCGCACGAAGGCAAAAGGGTTAATCCGGGTGGAATTATCAATGCTTGGAACGAAGGGGCAAAGATGGCGAAAAGTGAGGTTATTGTGCAAATGAGCGATGATTGGAGTCCACCGAGATACTGGGATGCCCTAATTTTGAGCAGAATCGACAACCTAGAGGCCGAAAGAGTGCTGGCAGTATCAGATGGCCTCCGAACCGATAAACTGCTTTGTATGGCTATCCTAACGCAAAAGAGACTCCGCAAGCAAGGGGGGTATATGTTCCACCCAAGCTACCAAGATTCGGACGGCATATACTCCGACAACGAGTTCACAGAAAGAGCCTATGCCGATGATTGCGTAATTGAAGCTAGGGACTTGGTCTTTAGGCACGAGAACCCTATGTTTGCAGGGGGCAACCCAGACGAGCAGTTAAAGAATCACAACAAGCCAGAGTTTTATGAAAAGGGGAAGGCCATATATGAAAAACGCAAAAGCCAAAACTGGCAATCGTAAGGCTGGAATCATTCGCTTTGGCGAGGCTCGACCAGTTCCTCCGATGGTTGAGGTGGATGTGAGCTATGATGATAGAGCCGAGAAAGATTTATACAAAGCTGGGATGATTGCGTTGAAGCACGACAAGGAGGCAGTAATTGCCTATGTGATTCGCAAGGCTTTAGAAGAGAAATTGAAATGCAAGAAGTAACGATTAACGATTCATTTGGGAAAGCCCTTGCAAAATATAGCGAAGGATTGGAGATTGGCCTAGAGATTGGGGGAGGAACTGGGGATGGCTCGACTCAATGTATTAGGACAAAAAGGCTATTCAGCATTGAGAACCACCCAGACCGCATCGGTAGGCATTCAATGAACCTATCAGCAAGGGGCGGCGTTTCTGTCAATGGAACGGCAACCCTTCCGAAGCTATGGATGAATCAACTAGATGTAGCAGAGTTTTACGGAACAAACAAAACCGCACTCAATCAATATCCCCTAGATCAAGTTCTTGGGTGGTATCACGAATGTATTGAATCTGCCGAACCTTATAGCACAAACGCAATCGAGGACATTCACTTTGAGCATAATGTAGATTTCAACTTTGTGCTGATTGATGGCTCGCCCTTTTCTGGTGAGGCCGAACTGCGTTGTGTAAGGCCGTTCCTAGCAGAGAAATCAATCATAGCCCTAGATGATGTGAACGATATTAAGAACTGGGCGAACTACCACAAGCTCAAGGGATTTGCAAAACTGCTCTGGGAAGATTGGTCGGTTCGGAATGGGGCGGCCATCTTTCAGTTATGACCATTGTTCAAATCGGATGCAACAATGGGAAAGATCATATCCTAGATTTCTGCCAAAATAACAAGGAGAACATCGAGGCGATACATCTTGTAGAACCAAACCCGGAAGCCCTTGAAGATTGCAAGCAGACATATTCGGATTTCAAGCAAGCCAGATTCTATAACCTAGCGATTGTCCCGAATGATGCTGGCTCTGTGGATTTGCATATTCCACGCTCAAGGGCACTCAACGCCCACGCTTCAACATTTGCAAGCCATCTAACCGCACACGGCTATCAAGATTTCGACACGATCAATGTCCCGGCCACAAGCCTTGCAGGATTTTTTGATTTGAACAAAATCACAAAATGCGACAGGCTTTATATAGATACCGAAGGGCTGGATTCTTACATTATTCTTGGGCTTGATATTCAAAAATATAGGATTGCAAGAATCGAGTTCGAGATTCTCCACACAGACGGAGTTAATACAAGAGGGCAAAAATACTCATCTTGTATTGATAAACTAACAGCCTTGGGATTTCAGCCAACCGATGCAAGCGAGCATAACGAAGCGTACCAATTATGCTAACCATCTTTACCATCGTTCTAAATGGGATGCCTTTTATTGAGAGGCATCTTGCGGAGTTTCAAAAGCTCAAGATTCCTTGGAGATGGAGAATTGTTGAGGGCGTAAGCGAGCCAGTTGGATGCACCCGCTGGTGCAAGCAAGTACCCGACAAATGGCACAAGGATTTCAAGAGCATAGATGGAACACACGAATATCTCAATAGCATCCAAGGGGGGAATGTGATTGTTTATTCTCAAGGCAAGCCCTTTAACGGAAAGCTAGAGATGATTCAGCAAGCCTTGTTTGGCGTAGATGATGGAGTTGTTATGGAGGTGGACGCTGATGAGATGTGGAGAGCAGAACAGATCGAGGGGATTTACGAGTGCCTCAAGGGGGCAGAGGATGGGGCAACGATGCAGTTCCATTGTAACTTCTTTGTTGGGGAAAATAAGCGAGTCGTTACCAGAGAGGGCTATGGCTCAAACTGGTACGAGTGGATGAGGGCTTGGAAATGGGGCAAGAATGTTTGCTTTACAAGTCACGAGCCTCCTCGCCTAAACATTCAGTCTCGCCTAGTCCCAAGGGGAGTGACTGAAACTTGGGGGCTAGTATTCAACCACTATGCCTACGCAATCCAGAAACAAGTTGAGTTTAAGGAGGATTTTT